TTAGACCATCTAGATGAGAATGAAAGACTTAAAGAAGACTTTTGTCCTCCAGGTAAAAACTTTAAACCTGATAATAGGTCAGGAAAGAATTGGAGTCAGAATCAATTTACTGTAGGTACAAGAACAGTACCAGGTATTAAATCTCCAACAATGGTTGCTGTAGGTAAAGGTGGAAAGATACTTTCAAGAGACTGTGACTTAATAATTGCAGATGACATTGAAGACCACCAGACAACAATGCAACCTGGTGCTAGAGAGAACACTAGACAGTGGTGGACAACAACTCTTTCTTCAAGAAAAGAAGAACATACTGCTGTAGTGGTTATAGGTTCAAGACAACACTCTGATGATTTATATCACCACTTACTTTCTAATGATAGTTTTACAACAATAGTTGAAACAGCACACAGTATAGATTGTGGTATACCTGACCATTTAACTGATGAACATAAAAGCTGTATGTTATGGCCAAGTAAGAGAACACACAAATGGTTGATGTCACGTATGCAAGCTGCAGAGACTACTGGTGGTAGACAGATATACGAAATGGTTTATTACAACCAGGCATATGTAGAAGGTACACAAATCTTTACTATGAATATAATTGACCAATGTATGAGGCCTGACTTTGTTTTAGGACAGATACCAGGTACCTTACATTTAGTTGCTGGACTTGACCCTGCATCATCTGGATATCAAGCTGCTGTTCTATGGGGAATAAATGCTTATAAGGGAGAACTATATCTTATAGATATTGAAAATAGACAAGGTGGAGGAGTGAAACATGCTCTACAGATTATGTCTGACTGGTTTCATAAATATGATTTACAACATTGGATTATTGAAGAGAATGGTTTTCAATCTGCTATTAGACAAGATGATAAAATAAAAGAATTTGTTTTAAGAAGTGGTATTACTATGCAAGGACATGTTACTGGAAAAAATAAACATGACCCTATGTATGGTGTAGGTTCTATGGCTGGATTATTTGAAAATCAAAAAATATTTTTACCGACAGGAAATTCAGAAAGTCTTGCTAAAGTTAATGCTTATAGACAACAATTATTATACTTTGATGGAAAACCTGTAAGTACTAGGAATAAAGAAAAGACAGATATTGTTATGGCAGGGTGGTTTCCAATGAAAGTATTCAGAAGAATGAACAAGGAGCAGTTAGCAACAATGGGACTAGATTACAACGCAAGTTTCACAGAGTTTGATAAAACCGACTATAATGAGGCACCATGGGGATAGAAAATTTAGGTATTAAGAACTATCAAGAAATAGTTGATAATGCTACACAGTTAGTAGTAGGTAAACCTTCTAAGCATAGACAAGTACAGAAGGCTAGAATTAAAGCTATTTTAAATGGTGGTGCTGATGGTATGAAAGCATTACTAGGTAACAAAATGGAAACAACAGATGCTGATTTGTTACCAGCTCCTAATATGCTTCAATCTGGTATAGATAGATTAGCTCAAAAGATTTCAGGAATACCTCAAGTAAGAGTAGATATATTAAATCATAATAGTTCTGATAGAGCAAAGGTAAGAGCAGAGAAGCTAGAAAGAATTGTTACTTCTTATGATGAGAAACAAAATTTAAATTTACAATTAAGTCAGGCAGCTAGATGGTTACCTGGTTACGGATATGCTGCTTGGATTATAACGACAAGAACTGATAAAAATGGTTATATGTATCCTACAGCAGAGCTCCGTGACCCTTTTGATACATTCCCAGGAAACTTTGGGCCTAATCAAGAACCAAGAGAATTAGCTGTATTGAGAAGAGTACCTAGGTCTAAACTTGCTCAGTTATATCCTGAATTTGCAAAAGAGATTTTAAATCCTGATGAGAGTGAAACTACAGAAGCAGCTTACGGACCTGGTGGTGGCAAAGTTGGTACACAGTATGAAAACGATAAAGATAATACCTGGGAAGATAATACAGGCCAGGGTGTACGAATAATTGAATATTATGATATGGGTGGTACTTATATAATATTCCCAGAAAAGAAAATGATTCTGGATTTCATACCTAATTTTATGAGTAGTCCTCCATTTGTATTTATGAAGAGAACATCTTTTGATGAACTCAAAGGTCAATATGACCATGTTATAGGTTTGATGGCTATGATGGCAAAGATTAATATTATGTCAGCAATAGCTATGGAAGACTCTGTATTCACAGAAACAAATATTTCAGGTGAACTTGAATCAGGACAATATAGAAGAGGTAGATTTGCAATTAACTATCTTGCTCCTGGTACTCAAGTATCTAAACCACAGAACAATATACCTTATCAATTATTTCAACAGATAGATAGATTAGAAAGACAACTCAGATTAGTTGGTGGATATCCAGTTACTGATGATGCTCAATCTCCTAACTCATTTGTTACTGGTGCAGGACTACAAGAACTTAATGGAACTATGTCATTAATGATTAATGAATATAGAGACGTTATTAAACATGGTCTTGAAAGTATGGATGAAAAGAGATTAGAACTTGATAGTTTACTAGCTGCACAGTTTGATGAATTAAGAAAGAAACCAATACAAGGTTTTTATGCAGGTACTGCATTCTCTGAAAGCTATGCTCCTATAGCAGATATTGGTGGAGATTTCAGAACAAGACGTATTTATGGAGTTATGGCTGGTTTTGATGAACCACAAAAGATTGTTACTGGTTTGCAATTATTACAAGCAGGTGTTATAGACGTAGAGACCTTACAAGATAATATTGATGGTCTTGATAATATAGCTAAAGTACAAGAACGTATTAGAAAGAATAAAGCAGAGAATGTTTTATTTGAATCTATTCTCGCTAGGTCAGCTCAGGGAGACCCTGCAGCTACTATGGCTGTTATAGCTATTTATGAATATCCAGCAGAAATGACAGATATAATGAGAATGTTCTATACTCCTCAAGAACCACAGATGTCTCCAGAAGAAGAAGCTATGATACAAGAACAAATGGCTCAACAACAAGGTATGCCTGGTGGATTACCAGCACCTCAAGGACCTCCTTCAATAGCTGGTGCTTTAGGAGGAATGTAATGGAAGATATAGAACAATCATTTTGGAGTATTATTAATCAAGAGTTTGGAGATGTTCCATATGGTGATGAATTACTTCCAAGATATACAATCATTAGACCTTTACCAAATATTATTATTATGTTAAATGAGGAGGATAGCTATGGCGAAGAACCGTTCTAGAGGTGGATATAGAAGACCTACCCCTAATAGAAAGAATGCAGTTAGTGGACCAGGAGCTTTAAGTCAGAGAACTGATGGAGCTCAACCTATTATGCGTGGACAAGATATGGGATATGGAGAAAGTGCTGCATATCAACAACAACAACAAGGAGCTCCTTTAGGAGATTCAGGTGGAGCCAATGCACCTTTTCCAATGCCTCAACAACAAGCACAATCACCAGATGTATTCTCACCAACAGAAATACCAGGCGAGCCTATCACACAAGGAGTACCTATTGGCGAAGGGGGAGGACCTAGTAGAGATATGTCAAATAATATTGATATACTACTATCAGCAATGTATGCTGTAAATCCAGACCCTATAATTGCTGAATTAATAAACAATAGAATGCCTTAAAATGTGGATAGACCCAATTAGAGAACAAGAGGCTTTTACTCAACATGCAATGGGAAAAAACATGTATAAAAATATGGCTCAAGTATTATCTGAGAATAAAGCACCAGCATTAAGAGTACCTCAAATTTCACAAAGATATCCGATACTTCCAGTACCTGTAGTATTAGCTGCTGCTTTTACTGATGTACCAGTTGAATCTGAAGCATTAGAACAAGTAGCTGATGAATATGCAGCTAACTGGGCAGTAAAAGAATCTCAAAAATGGAATGAAATAAATGATAAATATAAAGATGAAAAAACTACAGATGACATGACATTAAATCTTATTGATATTTTAACAAGTGGTTGGGCTCCTGGAGGAAGAACACCAGAAGAAGTAGGAAAATCTAGTCCATTAATTTGGGTTCTAGGAACATTTGATGCTATTAGAGAAAGTTGGAATAAATGGAATCCATTACCAACTTCAGATATTTTACAATTTGGAGGTGGGGGTGTTCCTTATAGAGCACAAGGTCGTATATGGAGATATTTTCAAGACTTACAAAGATATGATGAGCTACTTGAAAAAGGTTATTCACCAGATGTAGCACAATCTAATATAGCTTCATTAATTAATATTTCTGAAATTCCTAACTTAGGAAGAGATTTAGGAGCTGGAGAATATCAACAAAATATTGATTTCTTAAAAGAAGCAATTAAATTTTCAGGAGAAAATTATATCTGGGCAGCTGCTAAAAAAGTAATGCGTGGTGAAGCTATCAATATGGATAGAAGTAAAAGATTCTTCTTTGAATCTGTTCATGCAGAAAAAGACCCTAAATATCAAGAATTATTAACAAGATTCGGTGGAGACGAAAAGAAAGCTAAAGATTTATATTATTTAAAGATTGGTACTCCAATTAAAAAACTTGATGAAAATGGTCAGATTAATTATTTAAGTATTGAAAATCCAAACAAAATACAAATCTTTTCTGATAGAAGAACAAATTACAATGATATGAATGTTACTGAATATGCAGCAAGAGAACTTATGGATAATGACCAACTTACTGAATACTCATGGGGTAGATATGAAGCAGGACAATTCCTACAACAAGGAACAACCCCTTATAAAGTAGCATCAGGTTTATTAGATTTTACTTCTGCTTTACCAGCTGAATATATAACAGGAGGTCTTTTAAATTTAACTAAGATTAAGAAACTTTCTAGAAGTGTGGATGCTATTTCAGTAGGAAGAGCAAGAAGATTAAAATCTGGAGATGTAAGATTTTTAGATAGTAAAAGAAGTCTAAGACAATTAGAAGATGAGATATCTGCAGCTAAAACTTTAAGAGGACCACAACAAACAGAAGCATTGGGTAAATTATCTAGAAAAGAACAGTTGTATGTTACTAGAGAAAGTATGGCTGTAAATAATCCTTTAGATGAGATTTTTAAAGCTGATAGGGCTATCAGAAGAGAGTACGGTTTATTTAATGGAAGGATGCAAGGTATATTTGCTCAAACTCCAGATAAATTAGTAAATTCTGCAGAAGCTAGAACTCTCTTTAAACATATAGCTAAAGCAGATGAGAAAACATTATTAACTGATAAAGTTTTAAGAGAATGGGTAAATGATGATTTGTTTTGGATTGAAGTTGCTCAGATAGATGATGAATTAAAAATTGCAGATTTGTTCAAGGGTATGTTAACAGAAGGAGTTCAAGCAAGAGATGTAGGTCAAGGAATAAAAGCAGGAAATAAATTATACGATATTAAAGGTTTACCTAAAGGTTTTTCTAATGTAGCAAATAAAATGGTTCGTGGTGTAACTGGAAATCAAGATTTTGCTATGAGAAGTTTAGGAAGTTTTATGGGAGAAAAAATAGGAGCAACCTGGAGTATATCTAGAGGAACTTTAAGATTCTTAAGACATACTGATTCTACAGTTAAAGAAGCTAAAAAAAGTTGGAAACTATCTAATGGTGCAATTGATGGAAATCCTGATACTGTTGATTTATTAAAAGAAATCTATAAAAGAGA